TTTCAGCAGATATCGCAGTGGCATGGCCCTGAGATACTTAAAATAGCAAAAAACGAATGGAGTTAAGAGATGCAAGAACAAGTTTATTCAGCGTTAGACTTAGCCAAGGCGCTAAATATTAACAGGAATAGTGTTTATTATCAGGTTAAGAATGGCAGTCTGCCAAGGCCTAGCATGAAAGTTAGGACAAGGAAACGAGGCCCACACACATATGTATGGAAACAATCTGAGCTAGAAAACAATCCTTATTTTAAAAGGGCCACTGTACCAATAGCTAAGTCTAAGATGGTTAGTAACGCTTTTGTACAACAATACTCTGCTAATGTGCAGATGTTAGCGCAACAAAAAGGAGATGCATTGCGTAAGGCAAAAGAGATGCGCGAGGAACTCGGCCTATCTGAAATAAAAGACATGGTAACTGACAACGAGCTGCTCAGAGATGCAATAGAGATGCGCCTCGACAAGCTAGAAGAGAACATGAAGCTAATAGAAAAGGTAGTAGATTTAATGAATGAGAGAAACAAGGAGAAGAAGTGGTGGCAGTTTTAAAGGAAGCGATGGCAAAGGTTGCCGAGCTAAACAAATCGCATGGCGTTAAACAACGTGGCGGTAAAATGTACACGCAAGTCGTGCATAGGATGGAAGCTTTCAGACAGGTATTCGGTACTGAGTTTGGGGTTGACACAACAGTATTAGTTGATGATGGTAATAAGGTTGTTATTAAAGCTATCATTACAAACTCAGATGGCATGGTAATTGGCTCTGGGATGGCAGAGGAAATACGAGGTCAAGGTCACGTTAATACTACATCTGCTTTAGAGAACGCAGAGACATCTGCAATAGGCAGGGCGTTAGCATCAATCGGGTTAGCTGGCGGTGAATATGCATCGGCTAATGAGATGGAAGCTGTACCGCGCAAGGCAGAGGTAATAGCTAAAAAGGAGGAGACAAAGCCAGTCAAATCAATGGCTGAAGAAATACAAGGTACTGATAGCTATGACGATGCTAAAGACAAAAGGCTTTATGTTGAAATCAAAGCCAAGCTAGAGGCTTGTATAAATGTTGCAGACGTTAATGCAATCTACATCAAGAACAAAGCATTTATTGAATCATTAGCTAAGAGAGACCCGAAAAGGGCAAAGCACTTCAAGGAAATGTTTTTAAACTACGAATCTAAATTTTATAAAGGAAATTAAAATGTCAGCAAGAGAATGGACAAAAGTAGCAACCATAAAGCTATGGAAGAACGAAGATGGTGGTAAGGCGATAGCCAGTAACGCATCATTCAAGCCTTATAAAGATGGCGCCAACCAAGACATCACATTGTATGGTGACGTTAAATACTACGCGCGTCTATACGAAAACGATGATGGCACTTATTCTGTAGCACTTACAGCACCAGCAGATGCACTGCCTTCAGGCGGTGGCAGTAGCGGTGGCTATGACATGAAAAAAGAAATGGCAAAGTCTGATGCAGAGCTAGTCGATGAGATTCCTTTCTAATTCATAAGGTAGGCTAAATCCTCCCAGCGCTGCCCAGGGGTGTGGCGAATCGAGTCTTAATGCAAATAACATTGTTAAAGCTATGCCTACCAAGCGCTTTTCCTCCGTTTTAGCGCTATGTAATAGTAAATTAAGGCAACCCCCTTTAACTGCGAGTAATCATATGCCGAAACATGGTGACGTCAGAGAAGATGGTAAGGTCTACTGGGGGGCTAGAGAGAACGGCTACGAAGAATGGACAACAGTTGAAAGGTTTAACAAAAGAAGGCAACAAAGAGGGGAGCGTACACAGAGAATAAAAAAATCGAGAAGACGATGGCTTAATATATACAAGAAAGCAAAGGGCTGTGAGATTTGTAGGTACAATGAACACCACAGCGCATTAGAGTTTGACCATCTGCCACAATATAAAAAGCACAAAGCTATTAGCAAAATGGTTGATTACAATCTTAAAAGACTATTCAAGGAAATAAGGAAATGCAGAATACTTTGCGTTTACTGTCACAGGATACATACGGATGAACAAAGAAGACTTACTAAAAAACGCACTTGATGCTGTAACTGTACGAGGCTCTGCCTATGGCGATGCCTATACAAATCATAAGCGCATAGCAGATATATGGTCTGTAATATTACAAACAGAAGTAAGACCTGACCAAGTAGCGCCAATGATGATAGGTGTTAAGCTTGCTAGACTTATAGAAACGCCTGACCATGAGGATTCATATGTTGATATGGCAGGGTATGCAGCGACAGGCTCACAAGTTACAGATGATGTAAAGCTAATAGAGGTAGGCAGCTCAAGAATCATAGATGATTAAAAAGAGGGGGCCTACTAGCCGTGAGTTAGCAATGCGTCAAATTGCTTGCGACTATTGCGGTAAAAAACATTTCGTTAAAGATGGTGATTGGGTAATCACAGCAAGCAATAAAATACTGTGCGACTACAGCACAGACGATGATTGCTTTCACAGAAACAAGAGAGATGCAAATGAGCGTAGAAAAATTTAAACAGGAACTACAAGACTTAAATGAGAAGCTAATAAACTTTCATAAATATGAGGAGAAAAAAAGAGGCGGCTATGTAGCTAGATGGGTAGGCGTATCTAATAAATATAAAAACGAAGCAAGAAAAAAACAGGCTAGTGTGTAATGGTAGTGAGAAACGGTATTCCTATTATGTTTAAGGATAGGTCCACTATGAACCACGCAATGAAGACAACTAGCTACGGTGATTTATACGAGACAGATGACGTTAAGCAGTATAGGTATTTATGTAAGCGGTTAGCGTTTGCTAATTTCTATTACATTAAGAAAAGATTCCCAGGCGGCAAACATTACAAAGTAAGAGTGCTACCTGAGAATATATTTAATATGAAGCTATCCTAACAGCCCCATCTTTTACGTGCTTGGCGCAAACGTGAGTTAGGATTCTTAGCTGCCTTGGGAAACTTCTTCATTTGCCCGGCAGACCTAGCGCAATATGACTTACGCCTTTTTTCATCCTTACTGCCCTTTTTGACTTTCCCGGTAACAGCAGTCTTTAGTTTGCTACCGGGGTTGTCTCTTCTGTAACGAGCAACACCAGCCTTAGTCATTCCAGCTCCACTTTTTGTAGAGCGAAAATACTTCTTAGTCTTAGGCGGTTGTTTGTCTCGCTTCCGAGCCATTACTTTTTCTTTTTCTTTTTCATGGCTTTGAAGTCTGCACCAGTAATCTTGTTACGTGGTGATGCTGCTTTAGCTATTTTCTTTTGTTTTGGTGAATACTTTGAACCTGGCATTAGAATTTTACCACCCTTCCTTTACTTTTTCTTTTTCTTTTTAGCTGTCTTTGCGCTCTGGCGAAAGTTTTTAGCCGTTGGCGCACCTTTACTGCCCGGAGTCCGCATTTTCTCACCGGAACCAGAGGCAATTCGTTTTCTTTTTGCATGGATGTTTGCATATAAACCTTTTTTCATTCCTTCATCTTTCCTACTTTTTCTACTAACTTAGATATAGCTTTAGCATCTTCCGGGCGTTGTTTCATTCTGCCTATTAGATAAGAGAATAACATAGGTATGCCGATTATTGCAATGCTACCAGCAATCACAAGCTCAAAAGCATTGGCTAGTAACTGGTCAAATGCAACAAGCAAGGCTTGCCAAGGGTTCTCTACTTGTGCAATCTGCTCTGCGTTTAATGACTTGTCTGTTTCTACTAACGCCCCGGCAGCTAGACCGCCAGTTACAGCAGAGGCAACAAGAAACACTGGCTCCGGGTATATTATTGAACCGGCAAATACACCAGCTCCAGCACCGCCAGCGGTAGCTATGTCCGACAACTCAAGAGATGAACAGCCTGTCGTTAGCAACAAACATAAAGCAAAAAACATACGCATTAAACACCTTCCAGGGGAACACATTTGAAAAAATAATCTGTTGGGGTTTTGCGTACTCCTTGTATTACATACATCATTTCTTCTACTCTGGCCTCGCATCCTAGCTCTGTATTATAAGGGCCATACAAATCCTCAAATACATTACACTCCGGTGTATTATACGTGCCTACTGCACATGCCATAACCAAAGCTTGAAAAAACACCTAGAAACCTTTTCTTGTAAACAAGTATAATATAAAAAACCCAAACCCACACAAAACTATAACCAAAAATATAATAGCAACAATTTCCATAAAATGCTTACGAGCTTCACGCTGTTTATAAATAGTTTCTTTTCGTTGTTGCCTTATATCCTTTTCCATAGTGATAAGCTCTTGCCAGGCACTAGGCCCACACATACTGCTTATAAGTTTACGCAACTCATCTCTCTGGTTCTCTAATTGTTTCTTCTGAGTAAATAACTCTATCGCCTCTTGTTCTACAGACGCACCAGAAAATAGTTTCTTAAATATAGGTGGGTTCTTAGCTTCATGGTGGGCGCGGTCTACGTCAGACACCGCAGACATCCATCTGGACAAATCTTTCCCCATCGACTCTATGTCACGGCCTATGCTTACCCCTTTTTTCAAAGCGGAAAAAGCACTCCCAGCAATCGCCATAGCTGAGATAGGGTCTACCATCTACTTGCTCAACGCTTTGTCTAGCTTGTCTTCTACTCGATGCAATGCATCCATGACCTGACGCATATCATCACGTAGCTCTGCCTTAGTCGCATAGTCTTCTCGTGTCTTATTAAGCAATATTTGTAGACGCTTTACCTCTGCAAACATCTGACGAAATGCCCAGAACACAGGCGCAATAACGACTGTCAGTATTATGTTCCAGAATAGCATTGCGTCCAGTTCCATTATGCAAACTTTCTACTCGGTGTAGCTGGTGGGTCTATGGTCAGGTCAGCATCTTCTAGAATAGTAATAATACTGTCAGCCTCATCTCTCATCTTGCGTAGGTTTAGATGATATCCAGTAACAGGTGCAATCTCAGGGTACTCATTGCCCTCATCATCGGTCAGTGTAATGCCTGTCGGTGCATAGATAGTGCCTACCTCATCTACGCCTATGGCCTTGGTGCTATGCAGTACCTTGTTGCCGCC